TCCTTTGTTTAATTTAACAGAACCAGTTGTGTCAGTTAGCACTGGTGTTTCTCTGCCATACTTGTCTCTATATACAACTCCTATTTGATAGGTTCTTTGAGATTTTATTGACTCAATCGCGTTAGTAGTGTCGTACTTTGAACTTGTCACCGTAACTGCAAATCTTACGCTTATCTCTTTACCTTGGCTCTTAATGTTATAGTTTTCTACATAGTTGCCAAACATTAATCTATTGCCTGACACTGCCAAAGCTTTAGCTTTTCTAGGTACATTGTCGTATGGTCTTAATATTTGATTAGATGGTATTACTTTATATATTAATTCAGATGTTATTTCTAACCTACCAGAATATGGATCTGAGAAATTGCCTACATCATTATATTCTGAATCTGTAGTCTTAATACTTTTTACTATGTATATGTTATTAGATACAGAATCTTTATATAGTATATCTATTTCTTCTACGTTATAAGGTTCATATATACCTGTGATTGAGGACGGTGCCCAGTTTCTTACTTCTAATTTTCTAAGTTGGTTTACCATGCCCAGGTTATAACCCTTTTTAGGATCATAATCAAATTCATCACCTAAGAAAGCTACTTTACTAAATGGTGATATAGTTGAATATTCTCCATCTTTATATTTATATCTGTAAGCAAACCTAACAAACTTAGTTTCAAATAAAGCTGGTTTCTGTATGAGTTTTATTTTCCACTTCTGTATACCTTGCTCTATGTCTGTGCTTATAGAATCTATGTTTATTTTAAAAACTTTAGGTGCATAACTATATGTCTCTAAAACAGATACTATAACTTTTGCTTGAGTGGTTTCGTCTTCTTCTGGATCATCTGCCAGCGTTATCTCAAGCTTATCACCAACTCTAAAGTCCGGTGCGGTACCGCTGACCTCTATTTCGCTTTCTTGAGGTCTTGGAAGAAAAGACGTGCTTGCGTCTGCCGAACCGTCTGCGTCTTGGTCAGTATACTCTCCTGTTTGAACAGGCTTCCAGCTACCATCACTGTCTAGAAATGTAAAAGAATATCCAGAAGATGGTACAGTAGGTCTAGGATTTAGCCTAGCTACTATAGGGCCTTCTCTAGTTGTTTTAGACATTTTAAGTACAGGTGCTGTTCTAGGACCTTCTTTTATTACAGTACAATGTTTTTCTTCAAAATCTCCACCATCCACCTGCGTGTGCGACCATAGTCCATTAGTGTAGCTTTTCCAATCAGTAACTTTTATCATCTTTGGTTCTGTTTTGTTGTCAGTCCAAATTAAAAAGTCGTCTAATATTTCCACACCTGTTATTAAATTATTTTTATCAAAATTTAATATTCTATTTTGATCTACTAGCACAGGCGTAACAGTGTTTTCTACTTGGTTATATTCTATTATTAAGCTTTTTTCATCGCCACCTACAAGCCAGTATATGCACTCAGTTTCATCTCTTTTTATAGCACCAACTACATAAGCGTTTTTGCCTAAATTAGAAACACCTATAGCGCTAGTATAAGGCAATTTGTTGCCTAATATATTTTGCAAAGCTCCAACGTCGCTACCTTCTGATGTTGATACTTCAACATTTAAAGCGTCTCTGTATTGACCATTGGGAACAAGTCTTTCATCAAGGTCTTTGTTCATCATACCCTTGCTGAATGTTCTTTTTAACTCTGGCATATTTAGTGTTTAATTATTTTAGATTTGTTTTTCATTACAAGATTTATCTCTTCTATTTTAAGATTAGACAATCTTAGCTTAGCTTGTCTTAGTGCAGCTCTTCTTTCTTTCTTAAATCGAGCGACTATGTATTCTGGAGTATTAATTCTAGAAGCTAGTATTGCGTAAGCCACATGCTTGTATATTGCTTCTTCAGCAAATTTATGCACTCGCATCTCGTTTTCAGTTCCTAGTCCATCACTTATATACTTTATAGTCATTATTTTGCCAACCATATTAGAGCTGAAGAAAATATAGCCTCTATTATTGTCTATAAAAAATGATCCATTAGACTGCGCGTGTTCTGGAGTTAAACCATATCTCCTACCTTGCGCTAAGCTAGCGTCGACGTCTGGCCTAGTAGTGTTATTTAGATCGTCATTTGTAGCTGAACTAGCCTTGAAGTCTTTCCAAGTTTCAGAATCAAACGCCTTTAATAAGTTATCATCACCTCCAAAAGTATAATTATAATCTGAATCTTGCAATAGCGCTTCAGGATTACTGGTTTTTCTAGCTGGATACAATATTCTTTCGGAGCCTTCATCATCTTTATATGTAAACTTAACATAATTTACATAATCGTGGGGAAGCTTCATTTTAAGTGATGGCGGTATTTCTATTTCTTGAGATTTCTCGGACTTAAGCGTGTCATAGCTAAACTCCTGCATCGCTCTTTGTATATGGAAGTTTATATCTGGTATTTTTACTTTTGATATTATTTTCTCTTCACCAACGTAATTAATCCTGAAGTTGTTAGCAAGATCGTCTATGCTTATATATTGATAGTTTCCTAGCTTTTCACTTTCTGCTAATTGCTTTACTAGTATTATAGCTCCATCTGCTGGCGCAGTAAGAAATGTTATTTGATTAGGTATATAAGTGAATGTGCTAGTACTTTGCTCGATGCCATCAATAAATACTTCGAACTCTCCTTCGGCTGGCGCAGGGCTAAATACTGTAGTTAGCGAATATAAAACTTGTACTCCATCACCTACAAAAGATGCGGTGTTAGTATAGTACTGTCTTTCTGTTCCTTTAAATAATGCCATATCTTATTGTTTTTCTTGTTGGGTGTTCTTAGCGTCTTCTGTAGCAGCTATTTGATATAGTTGTGGATCTCTTATAACTATACCTGCTAAAGATAATATTTTTAATACTAACTCTGTTTCTTCAGAAGCGTGTAACTCAAAGTTTATTGATGTAGATGGATTGTATAAAGCTTCGTCATTAACCATAACATAGCCCCAGTAAACATCTGTTGGTTTTTTAATATAATTCATGCTTAAATTATCTGCTTCTGCTGGTAGAACAGTGATTTGGTCTTGTTGAACTATGAATACAGGTCGTTTAACTGTTGGAGCAGTTAATGGTGAATTTATATAATACCTTAATTCATTAGGATTTAGCTTTTCAGCCTCTACTTTGGTTTGAACACCATTTATAGTTTCTTGATGATACACAGCGCCAAGCTTGTGCACATTAAGTTCTGAGAGTGTACCTGTGCCTATAGGTGAGTTGTACACTTCAAATATACCTATTTTTTCTTCGAGCATATCGACAGCATCAGAATGAATAGTATCATTGCCCGGTAATCTTAAAAATTGATTAAGATCATAAAAATACTGCTCGAATATATCTAATTGAGCTTGATTAGCAAGTGTATTAAATTCTTGCGGAGTTATATAGCCTCTTTGCTCTTTGTTGGCTATAGCTAAAACTCTTAGATAAACTGTATTTATATTTACTGCCATAATTTCTTTTTATATAGTTTGTGGCCACCTATAAAGATGACCACATCCTATAAGTGACTAATTATTTTAATCGTTTTTCTATGTTTTTGAAAACCTCCATACCTTCATCGGTTTTAAACCAAGCTGCTAATGCAGAGTAAGGATGCTCGTCAAATGGTACTGACATAAGTTTTCTATCTGTTTCACCGTAAGTAAATGTTCTTTGATCAGCAGATAATTTTATTATGCCTTGTTGAGTAGCTTTTATACCTATGTTTCTAAGCTCTACGTTTTCATCTTGAGCTAATTCAATAAATAGCATAGGATTTCTTTTTGCAAATACTAAAGCATCTCTTTTGAGCTCGCTACTACTAAGCTCATCTACTTTCGTACCATATTCTACTCTCACTATAGCCTCTAATTGATTTACATCTAGTTCTTTAGCTAAGTTTAGAGCAGCTATTTCCATTTCTATATAATCTAATTCGTTTACAGATTCTTGTACAGGATTATACTCGTAGTACAATTGATCTCTTAACGGATGATATAGTGATAATAACTTTTGAAGTGCAACTTCTTGCTTTGGAACAAATAGTTGGCCTTCTCTAAATACCACTCTACCTAATGTAGCTTCTCCTTTCTGTTCGTCTACAAATGGTGAGTTCATGTTGGTTGCATATCTTAATTCTCTTTGCATGCTAGTATCTTCATCAAACCATAGTAATGGTTTTTTAGTACTGTGCCTTGTAGGTATTGTAAATACTAAAGGTTGCTTATTGTCTTTTAAGAAATATGCTCTATCTCTAACTTCCCATTGAGGCGCTTTAGCCTCGACAGAAACTTTATTTTTTATTGGTGCACTAGTTTCAGTGCTTGTTTTTTTGTTTGCCATGATATAATAAAATTAAAAAATTTAAAAGGTAAATATTACCCCCGTTATTTGAACGAGGGTAATTATTTACATTAGTTATTGTTACTATGAAGTTTTCTTCAACATTACAAAGTTGTTAGCTGCTTGTACACATAGCGTTCTTTCAGATAAGAAATGTACATTCATTTCATCTGCAGCACTTGTGTAGTTACCGCCAACTGAACCAGTAATCCAAGACTTCATTTTTCTGTCATCAGCTTCAGAAGCTCTGTAGCGTACATGCAAGAAAGGTCTAGCAATGTTTTTACCTAAGTTCTGATCATATACAGTTGAAGTACCTGCTGGTACAAATACACCTTCTACGTCTCCAAGTAGTCCTCGAGTAGTAGAATCATTTAAGTATTTCCAATCAGTTTTGTAGAAGTCGTAAGAACCTCTTCTAAAACCAGAGAAACCTAAATTTAAAGCCATATCTTCAGAGTTGTTAAATACTCCATAAGAAGTACCACCAGTTCCGTAAGAATTAGCTCGTGCAAGCATATTGTCTATAGCTAAAGAAGTTGAACGATCTAAGAAAAGCATGTTTTCTTCAATAGCTCCTTGCTTGTCTAGCTCAGCCAAAATAGTATCAAATTCAGCAAGACCAGTTAGTCCTGTAGCATTATCAAAGTCTTGATCGTTAAAGATCATTCCTCGTGTTTCGATAGCTTCGAATAAACCTTCGCTACCTTCAAATCCTGCCGCTCCAGCAGAGTTAGTAGTAGTTCCTTCATCTTTAACAGCTTCGATCATTGCCATTTCTAATTGATCTTCGAAACGTAAACGAGCTTCGTGCTCAGACTTCAAATACCATAAGTATCCAGAAGCCCCGTTTTCGCTAGTTACTTCAACCCAACCAATTTGAGCAGTATCAGAACCGTTAACCGTATACTTGTCTCTAAGTATGATTGGTTTGTTACTGAAAGAAGTAAATTGAGCGTCAACAGATTTTCCTCCGTCTTGGCTACCTTTAGCAAACTCAGAACCATATACGAATAATTTAACCGCAGTTAAAGATCCAGATCCAAGAGCGTTTAAGTTACCAGCTCCGTAAGGCGCAACAGTAATTGTAGCTGAACCAGCTGCAGAGACTGTAGCAACTCTAGCCTTAACAACGTTAACGCCTTTTGCTAAAATAACAGTCATTCCAACTCCTAGCAAATCTTTATTTGCTTCAGAAGCAAGAGTAACAGTAGTGGTAGCAGAGCTGTTGTCTACAGCAGCGTCGTCAAAAGCTACGTGTAATCTTCCTTGCTCGCTCCATACAACTCTATCAGATGACATAGGCATCTCAGCACCTACCATACGTAAAAATCCGCTAACTGTTCTGTTTCCAAAACGCTCAACTTCTTTTTCGTATACATCTGGTAAAAATTGTTTTGTAAAATCCATATCCGCTAAGGATAGGTAGTTGTCTCCAAATAGTCCTTGTACCGGACGTGGAGTTAGTGTGTTTAAATTCGCCAATGTGCTTGGCGACGTTGCAAATGTTCCTGCCATGATTTTGTTTTTTTAATTTTTAAGTAATTCTGTTTTGTGGTCTGTTTTGACCAATTTTAATTTTAAAATCAGAAGAAGAATCACCTGGTATAGATCTAACTTTCATACCATTAGGAGAGCTTTCGCTTGACAAAGTACCTCTAGGCGACATATCTACGTTTTTAGCCTTAGTCATACTTTCTTTTAAAGCATCAGCTTTACCTTGTTGGTAAAAATGATTAGCAACTACATCAGGGTTCATCGCAGTAAATAAAGACTTGTGGTAACCTTTAGCGTCATCTATTTTGCCAGTTTCTTTATTAACAAACTTATTTACAAAATTTCCAATATCCATTTGGTTACTCTTAACACTGTCAGTATCTTTAACGTTTAATCTAAACTTTTTTTCTCCTAAATTGTATTCAAAACCTTTGAATTCATTAGAGAAAACTTCATTAGTTTTTCGTTGAAAAAACTTAGTGTTTTCTTCAGCTACTGTCTGATTCTTGTTGTATCGGTTGAAAAAATCCATAGCCTTCTGTTGTTCAGGACTCAATCTTGAACCAGCTTTGATTTCATCATAATATTTAGACTTTAGCCCGTCTAGGTGGCTTTTAGCATTCGCAACTTGCTCTTTTAATGCTAATTTCTTTCTTCTTATATCTCTTTCGTCATCTAACTCCTCATCGTATGAATAAGAATCTTCCATTAAGAAAGCTCTTTCATCATCTGTTAGGTGAGGTTTAGTCTGCTTTAAGTACTCGTTCAATAATTCATTATCACTCATTTCTGAGTAATCTTTATTTAATTGAACATAATCTTCTAAAGTTCCTCCAGTTTCATCCATAAAGTCGATAACCTTCTGTATGTTTTCTGGAAGATTAGTACCTTTCTCTTCAGCAGTTTCAATAGCGTCAACTATATCATCATTTAACTGATCAGCCTCTGCTTGAACCTCTTCTGTTATTTCCTCTACGTCTGCTTGTATTTCTACTACAGGTTGCTCTTCTACAACTTCGTTATCAACTACTTCCTCTACAACCGGTGCTTCTTCGTTTTGAACCTCAGCTACTTCTTCTTGTTTAGTCTCAACCTCTGTTGTTTCTTTAAAATCCCTTAGATCTAGCCTAGCTATACCATCATCGGGTTTCTCTTGCTCAGTAGCCTTAGATTCCTCTTGCTTAGAAGTTTCTTCAACTACTACTTCTTCTTTTGGTTCCACGATCTCTTCGACCACTTCTGCCTTCTTTTTTTTAGCCATAATAAGATATTATATAATTAATTAATTGTTTTTATCTTGGATCAAACGCGTTTAATCCAAAGCCTCCACCCATTATATCGTTGCCTGATGATTCAAAGTTTTTAGGTGGAGTTTCTTTTTTTCTTTGATCTATTAATTCAGACTGTTGTGACGCTTGAATTTTAGTTCTTTCGTCTTTTCGATCTTCTTTTTGCTTTTCACGCTCTTTTAATATTTCAGTTTCCATTTGCTTTATTTGCATGTTTAACTGGAACTCGTGATTCATAAGCTCTTTCTTGAGCATAGCTTCTTGTTGCATTTTTTGCATCTCCATCTGCATCATGCTTTGCTCTACTTGTATCTTGCTCTGAGATAAAGCTTGATTCTTTTGAACTTCAGCTTGTGCTGCGACTTGCTGTGCTTGAGCGTTAGCCTGTGCTTGCGCTTGTATATTTTGTTGCTGAGCTATCTGATCTCTTTCTGCTTTCTTTTTTCTTCTTATTTTAAGAACTTGGTTAGCAAGCTTTATATTCTTTATTTCTCTTACGTCAATAGCATCTTCTAAATCTATACCATTTCTAGACAATGCCACTTGAATGTTATTTTCAAGCATTTGTTTTTGCTCTTCATCT